AAGCGAAATGATATTACAAAAAATAGACAAATCGCTAATAAATTAGATGCTAATAATCCTCAAAACTTTGGTGTGTTTACTAAAAAATATACTCAAAGAAATGCTTATGATAATTTTAAAGTATTAAATAATAGAATACCACAAAAAGAATACTATGCTGTTATTATGCCTGATTATTTAACAGTTACTTATACATGTGTTGTGTTTACTTATTATATAGAACAATTAAATAAAATAGTAGAATCAATGGAATATGCCTCAGATGCTTACTGGGGTAATCCTCAACGTTATCAGTTTAAAGCAATGATTGATTCATTTGGTTTCCAAACTGAATTAGCTGATAACGATGAACGTGTAATTAGAAGCACTTTTGATATTAAAATTAATGGATATATCATACCAGATGTATTACAATTGGTTGTGAAGAACCTGAAATTACTAATGAACCAGTAATTACAGCTGAACCTGAAAAAGGAAATCCAACACCTTGAATTAAAATAGTAACACCATTGTTGCTCCCACTTACATCAAATCCCGTAACTTCTGCGGAACCACTTATGTTAATATAAGGAACACTAGCGCTAACTAGTATTCCATCTTGATATATGTCAATAGTACCTGTACCATTGCCATTTCCACCATTAGGATTATATACACCAACCGGTACCTGATCTAAAAATCTTACTTGAGCCATTAAACTAGTTTGTTATCTGGTATAAATATCAGGTTATCCGATTGCTGTCGATCTATTTTTAGTTTCTTTATCAGAAGCTGTTTCTGTTATAATTCTGTCTCCTTCTACTATACCTTCGAAGAAAGCAGGACTATCTACAGCTTCAACTGAGAATACAATTTTTGTTTTATTTGAGAATTTTTTAAGGGCTGTTATATCTTTTTGCAATATTTCTGGAATAATATATCCATTAATTTTGACATTAAAAGTACTTCTTACTATTCGTTCATCATCTTGAGCTAATTCAGTTTGAAATCCAAATGAATCAATCATTGCTTTAAATTGATAACGTTGAGGATTACCCCAGTAAGCATCTGAAGCATATTCCATTGATTCAATTATTTTATTTAATTGTTCTACATAATATGTAAATACTGCTACTTCATAAGTTACAGTTAAATAATCAGGCATCACTACAGCGTAGTAATCTTGCTGAGGAATTCTGTTATTTAATACTTTAAAATTATCATATGCATTTCTTGGAGTATATTTTTTAGTAAATACACCAAAGTTTTGAGGGTTATTAGCATCTAATTTGTTAGCGATTTGTCTATTTTTTGTTATATCATTTCGCTTAAACATAATTAAAGGGGCCATAATTTTACCTTTTTGATCTCTGTAATAGCCATCTTTTTGGTATGATTTCCATTTTTCAGGAGAACCATAAATTACAGGAACATTTAATCTAGATCCATTTTGTGTTACTGAGGGTTGGATTACATTTTGGAAATAATAAAATATAGCTTCATCAATATCTTGAATACCTACACTAAATGGTTTTGTTGTATCTCCTTCAAAAGAGGTATTTAATGCTCTATTATTTTGAGGAGTAGGAGCAAAACTATTAGGATTACCTGCTTGTTGGTAAGTAGGAGTCACTTGCTCATTTCCGAGCTGTTTTTGGGTCTTTGGTATAGGTTTTCTAATTTGAGCCATTATAGTCTTGATAATTCAATGTTAAGTCTATCAGATGGAACATAATGACAGTTACAAATTACTGATACACTATAACCAAACTGACCTAAATCTTCTTCATATGGGTTGTTTCCTGCTCCATCTAAATAAGGATATTCAGGATCTTTACCTACAAAGAATTGAGTTGTGTTAACATTATCTATTTCCCAGTATCCATTTTGGAACATAATAACATCCCCTAACTCAGGATAAACATTAGCGTCTACTAAATCATCCCGCAAAAATTTATAAGTAACATTCCATGTAAAATCAGCACCAAAGTNNNNTACATGTTTACTTTAGTTTCACCAACTTTATACTTATAAAACACTACCTGTTGAGAAATAATCTTTTGCATCAACTCGCGATTCACGAATCGAAACATACTAATATCTCTCATTTGTCCATATAGTGCCATATTATCCTATAAATATTGTCATTGGTACTTGGTTAATTTCAGCTATTCTAGCTACTGATTCTGCTTGTCTTCTTTCAAGTAATGCTTGACGTGAAGTTTGATCAAAGTATTCTCTTAGTCTAGTGATTAAAGCTTCTTTTTCAGCAGTAGCAGCAGATAATAAATCTTGTTGGTTTAGTGTTACTTCAGCTCCTGGAATAGGCACTGTAGCGTATTTTCCTCTTACATATCCTAATACTTCTTTTGCTTTAGCTAATGTATATTCAAAAATCCAACTTCTACCTACTGAGTTAATATTTGAATAAACAGGATTTACATAAGGAACATTAGATGTGTTTACAATTTTATTTGTACCATCAGCAAAAGCAGCATCAATTCGGTCTTGTAATTTAATAAAATCAAATACTAAATAATGACCATAACCTAAATCTTGTCCTCCATCAAAATCATCTCCAGTCAATCCAGTACCAGGTACAGGGAACACAGAAAGTATATTATTTACAACATTAAATGTATAATTAGATAATGTTACTTGGTTTTGCATTTCAATAGCTTGAATATTTTGCATTGTAAAGCTTGTAGGCATCATTAAATAATTAGCGGAACCATATCCAAATCCATATAAACCATCTGGTGCTACACCACCTAAACCACCTTGTCCTGCTAATAAAGTAGGAGAATATAATTGGTTAATTGCTGGAGGTGGTTGGTACCAAACATTTTTAATTTCAATACCACCAGTTATTCCTTCTTCTTCAGCCCATGCTGCTAAATCATATCTTTGTTGTCCTGGTATTAAAGTTAATCTACCTTTATACCAAGTTACATTACCACCTGCTCCTGCCTCTTCACCATACTGTTGAGATAATCTAACAATAGTAGCCATTGTAGGGGTAAATACAGAATTATTAACATCAATCCTATCTGAGGCTCCTTCTAAAGATAAGTAATTATCTCTAGTTTGAAAAGCATATAATTCATTTCCATAAATAGTTACAGCTTCTTCAAATCCAGCCCAAAAGTTAATGTCTTGTAATTCTACATTTTCAATAGGATAACCTAAACGCAAAGCACAAAAGTTAGCTACTTTATTAGCGTCTGTTTGAAATTGAGAATCATCATCATAAAAACCAAAAGGTGTTGGTGGTGGCCATACACTAGGTGTACCATAATAAGACGCTGATACTTGAGCGAATGATGAGGAACCAGGCCAAATTGGTATTACTGTAGATGCCATAATTTATTAAGTTGTTACAATATAATATTCAATACTTGCAGAGCTTCCTGAAGGTTGAACTTTTACTGATTTTATATCATCAAAAGCTAAACCACTAGTACTTCCTGTCATTTTACTAGTTGATAACATATATGAACTACCTGTAGAAATTAAATAACTCATTGCTTCAGTTGAAGATGAGATGATTAATTTAATAGGAGCAGTATTTGAATTATTAGTTACTCTAACATATTTAACACTGCTTGTTACAAAAGTACCAGCTCCAGGAACTGAATCCATTGAGAATAAAGTTGTTACTGATTCAGATGGAACACTTAGTATTCTATTATCAACATAATTAACATTATTAATAGTGTTAGTAACAGAAGAACCTACATTATCTCCATTTAAACTTAAAATTTCATATATTTGGGAAGTAAAAGTTGCCATGCCTTTTTCATATAAATATTAAAAAAGTATAGTTCCTAACTTATTTTTTAGAATTTCCGTTTGTACCAGAAGTTCCTAAAGTAATTCCTTTTTCATAGGCGTCATTGTATAGATTAATTAAATCTTCTACAATAGGATCTCTATGGTTTTGTTTTAATGATATTGCCTCTAAGTTTTTAATACGTTTAGCCGCTGTGTATAAAAATTTAAATCCAGAATCACGTTTTTGTTTTAAGTCTACTTGAGCATCATCACC